GTCAGCTAGAACGCGAACTTACCGAGAAAACCAACGAGGTCGCTAGGCTCCGTGCCGAAAATTCTCAGTTGCAAAAAGAATTAACTAAATCTGAATCCGAAAGATTGGAAATTGAAGACATTAATGGATGGATTGATTCAGAGTTTCAAATTGCAAACAAGAGGGCATTGAAATTAGAAGCCGAGGTCGAAAGGTTTCGTGAGGCTCTTGAACTAATCGCCGCTCCCATGCGTCCAGATGGCACTTACAACCGCGACAGGAGAGCTTGTGAGTTACTAGCAAAGGAAGCACTCAATAACGCTCAATAACGCTTACTATGAACACCGACACCACACCAACGCCGAGCTACGAACTAGAAAAAGGAATATGCAAATCAAAAGTTGATTCCTTGCTTTGCGATCCTGACAGGAAAGTTACGGGATATTTTCTAACTAAGGAGGATGGAAGTGTCTGCATGGTGGACAAAGGAGCCGTCCGCTGGATCACCAAAGAAGAATGGTGGTGGATATTCCACGAGTCGAACCAATATCCAAAAGAAAGTCAGCTTTCAGACAGAGACCACAACGAGGTCGCAAGGCTTAGGGAGGAGCTAAAAGAACGCATAGAGACTCAAAACACTTTTGCGCTGGCTCTTTTGGAAAAACCAGAACGCGATGTCGCAAGGCTCCGTGAGATAGTGGAGCGATACCGAGTCTGGGCAACTAGCGAGAACCCAACACAAATGGAACTGGATAACTTAAAACAAAAATACGATGAACTCAACTAACGAACAAACCAACGAGGTCGAGAGGCTCAAGGAGATGATCATGGACGCCGCAAAACGTGGCGACGAGATGGCCGTTCATTGGAAAGAGCGAGCCGAGAAAGCCGAGTCAATAATTAAACAACTACACAACTTTGCAGAGACCAACTTTGCAGAGACCTTTGAAATATGCATGAGAAACCATGACAAACAAGACTAATAAATATAAGTATTATTTTTCCTCACACATTATTAGAATGGATGGCACTCTTTTCAGGTTTCGCAATTTACCAACTAATTAAATACCTATTCACCAAATGAACCCTGACATTTTTAACAAAGCATTGGATGCTTGCGTTGAGTACAGAAAGCAACTTGACGATAAAACCAACGAGGTCGCAAGGCTCCGTGAGGAAAATGAAACGCTAAATAGGCAGGTGGCGTTTCTTCAATCCGAGTATTCAAACGCAACTTGCAAGTGGTTGAAGGCTCAAAAAATAGTCGATGATGCCCGACTCGCCCCCGCGCCAGAGGAACCCGTGAGCGAGGGAACCCGCATTGCCGCCGAAGCAAGATCCGCTTGCAACGACCTGACCGAGGAGGAACGCAAAAGATACGGCGCACTCGCGGAAGATGTCATTAAACTCCACAGGCCAGACAAAGAACTCTCTCCAGCACTAGAGGAAGCTGCTGAACGCGAACTCGCCGAGACAACCAACGAGGTCTCAAGGCTCCGTAAATACGTTGAGAAGCTAGAAATATACTCACCGGAAAACGAGTGGAGCCAGCCAGAATGGAGAAAGCTGATTGGTAGCAAGGAAGAGCAGGAAGATCCAGAGACCCTGTTTAAGGTATATCAGTTCCGCTTTGAACCAGATATTCGTGGAGAAACCAACGTGGCCGCAAGGCTTCGTGAGTCCCTAGACCGATACGAGGACATCATAAACAAGCAGGATGATGAACTGATAAGACTCCGTGAGGAGAACTCCGAGCTAAAACAAGGAAAGGTCTTTGTCGATCCCAAGTGGATCTACAACCTAGAAACCCAATTAGCAAAAGCTCACGAAGAACTCTGCCAAGCAGGGCTACGAGAATATGGAAACTGACATCTACCACGATTGCGGACACCGCAGACGCAACACAGACACGCGCAGGAAGCAATTACTCAAAGCTAATAAAACCGAATTATTACACTCCGATAGTATGTCAACGAACGCAGACAATCCGCCAATGACAACGATCAATAACAACGAGGTCGCAAGGCTCCGAGGGCTTTTGAACCGAGCTATTGAAGCCGCAGAAGAGGCCATACGGTTAGCCGATATTGATTACGAAAACGACTCGTTCGGAAAAGTCACTTGGCTCAAAAAAGAGGTTGCGGAGATAGAGAAAGAAGCCGCACTCGCCCCCGCGCCAGAGGAACCAGTTTCGAAAAAACCATGCTCTGTAAGCGTTCCAGAAGATCAATGCTGGGAATGTGCCCCGTCTGTCTATGAGGAACCAACTATTCCAAAATCTGCAACAGTTGAACCCGCTCCCGAATGGCGATTGCTTGGCCCAGACGAGGTGATCTGCGAGGGGGATCAGGTTCAGTTAAAACACCATAATCGAAAAGGAGTGTGGATTAAGGTATGGAACCACGAGATCGGAGCAACGCCAGAAGATCAAGAGGCCATGCGATATCGCACTCGTCGCCCGTTGCCAACTACTAATCATAAATGTTTTAGTAGTAAATTAGTAGATGAGACAAAGAAAGAGGAGATGCCGCTGGAGGATGAGATTGAGAAATCACTTAAATGGATCGAAGGAGATGGGAAATACCCACTAGATCACGATGAAATGTTTGGAGAGGTGTGCAACTGCCTCCGCTACCTCCGAGACGAAATCCAGAAGCTCAAGGAATCTTAAAACTACTTGAGTTTGATAGTTGCAGATGGTATAAGGGGGCTTGATGAAACGCACCCTCCTATCCCTAATGCTTCTTACCACCCCATCAATGGTGGCTACCACCATTACCAAGGCAGACATCATTTCCACAGTAGAGCATCAGAGGAAGCTCGTACACCAAGCACAGGCTGACGCTGACCTTGCCAAGAAAGAGCTTATCGTAGTGCAGGACGCTATTAATGCCCAGACTGCCAAGCTACACGATACGGAGAATCGCCTTGCAATAGTAACAAAAGAGCGTGATTCAGCCCTGCATCATCTCCACCTCCTCCTTTGCATCTGTTCCTCCCTAGCCGGGGCTATCGGGTTTCTGGTAGCTATCCGCTTCGCTTCATTCCTTCCACCCAATTTGATTGCCTATGAGTTCCTCTTCGCTAGCGGTATCGGAATCGTCGTTGGAGGACTCGCATGGGCAATTCTCGGTCATCTGTAATCAAGGAGAAGCTGGAGCAGAAGCCTCTGGATTCCAAAAAGTGTGTCTATGCGATATTCGGCTCTGCCTGTGTCCTAATTGTTTTTGCTACTTCTGCGTTCCTAATTCTGAGCCACAGCGAACAGGCAAAGGAAATCGTAGAACTAGCCAATTTGGTTGTGATGTTCTTTGGTGCGGTTGTGACGACTCTCATCACAGGCACAGCAGTCATGGACTGGAAAGCAATCTCAGCTATCCAGCACGTTGACGACGACGAGAAGATAGACTCCAACGAAGAAGCTCCAGAGGTAGAGGTGAATCAGCGAGTGGTTAAGCCACGATACTTTGATTCAAATGACAGATAGGTTCAAGAACGAGATCATACCTTGGATCTTTAAGTGGGAGGGAACAACCTACGAGAATGACGAAAGCGATCCCGGAGGAGCCACAAAATACGGGATCGACCAGCGTAGCCACCCTCATGTTGACATCAAAAACCTAACCGCTGAACAAGCTACAGGTATTTACTGGACGGAGTATTGCAACCTTCATTGCAATGAGTACGCTCCTCAGTTTGATTGGATATTTTTTAATTGCTGTGTGAATTGTGGAGTTGGAAGAGCTACAAAGATCAAGGCTCAGTCTGGAATCAATGGTTCTAAATTTTTAGATATACAAGAATCATTTTATAAATCACTTGCTGAATCTCGTCCTTCATCAAAGAAATACTTAAAGGGATGGTTGGCTAGGACTGAAGATTTGAGAAAAGTTACAGGATTAGCCTAGTTAGAAGCACCTTCGGTGGGAATTTTACTCACATTTGTTTTTACGTCAAGACTATTTGTGTTACAAAATTGTAACAATTCTTTTATTGCCCTATGACCATCCATGCGTATTCTCATCGTCCATGACCACTCCAGTATCAGCACCAATGAGCCCAGAGGAGAAGCTTGAACTTCTTCTTGAAACTCTTGAATCACTCCGCTCAACTTTAGACGAAGCAATTTCCTCTATCGACGACTCAATGATTGAGGTGGACGATAGAGGATAAACCAAAACAACAAAATGGAAACAACCGCACACATGCAGTATGCATCGGCACTCGTTGCCGCAATCGGGGAGTTATCAAATGTTCCCAAGACAGCCAAGAACCCTTACTTCAAGAGTTCCTATGCACCACTAGACGCAATCGTAGAGGCATCACGACCCATTCTTCTCAAGCATGGATTGGCTATCAGCCAGACTCCAGTGTTTGAGGACGGCCTTGCAGGGGTGACTACTACCATCATTCACGTTGGTGGATACTCCACATCTTCAACTCTCCTCCTACCTCTCAAGGATCAGTCCAGTCAGGGCGTTGGGGGATGCATCACGTACGCTCGGAGGTACTCACTTGCCGCAGTTCTAGGCCTCGCCACCGAGGAGGATCTGGATGGCAATGATTCAAGTGGCCTTCTCAAGAAGGAGGATCGTCCTGCCATTGCCAAGTCTATTGACAGGAATCCTACCACATCGGCATCGACATCGGCTTCCACAGTCTGGAAGGGAGTATTGCCATCAATCACCAAGATTGCCGCTCAGAGCAAGGAAGGCTCTGCCAAGAAGTGGACTCTCTACGGAGTTGAGTTCAATGATGGCGGCAAGACCATTGAGGCACTCACGTTCGACAAGAACCTCTACGACCTAGCTACGAAGTGTGGCAAGGAGGGCATTGTTGTTGATGCAGGTGTTGCCCCAAATCGTAAAGATCCATCCAAGTGGGAGCTTGTTTCCATCACTCCTAATGAAGCCTAAATCCAATAAAAAGGGGGTGGCGAAAGCCGCCCCCAATATTGCAAAGAAATATGAAAGATTTATGGCAGTATCCTGCTCCCACGGAAAGTACGCTGATCCTACGGCTGTATCTGCCGTACTTACCATGCGAGACAAGTGGAATCCGACGATATGTGTGCATTTGGGCGATTGGTGCGATACAACCGCATTCCGATCAGGTGCACATGGAACTTCGGATGAATCGGAGCCAGTTGCCCCAGACATTGACGGCGGAATTGCTTTCCTTAGAGAGTATAGACCAACTCATGTGCTGGACGGAAACCATGAAGACCGAATTCCCCGATTTCTCAATTCAAATAACGCACTCGTTGCCTACGCCGCACAGCAGGCTACAACATTCATTGATGAGTCTTTTATCAAGATTGGATGTAGGCGTATCCCATACGACGGAGTTTACCAGAGGCTTATTATCGGAAATGTCACCTTCACGCATGGGACAATCTATAACGAAAATAGTGCAAGGGATATGGCAGAAATGTACGGAGGCAACGTCATTTTTGGTCACACACATCGAAGCCAACAGGCAGAAGGCAGAACTTTTCGAGAAAGCACAGGCTATTGCGCTGGAACGCTTACGAGAAGAGGTGAAATGGATTATGCAAAATGTCGCCGAGCAACACTCGGATGGCGGCAAGGAATCGTGTACGGAGAGATCGGACCAAAAGACTCAGCCGTGTGGCTCCTCACAAGAAGCGAGTTCAACCAAGACTGGAGGTTGCCACTATGAACGGAAATAAATGGGCAGACATTATTGCCAGAAACAAATGTATTATTGAGGAAAAGGTTGAAGAAGGTTTTTACCCACGAAAAGAATGGGAAAAAATATGGGGTCTTGCCACGGCAGAAACCTTAAGAAGAATAAAAAAACTTGTTGATGCAGGAATCATGGAAACCAAAAAGTTCCAAGTTAAGAAAAGCTATCAATCCACTTACCCAACACCACACTATAAGCTAGTCAAATGAAAAACATCGAAGGACACACTATTGACCCTAACTTCAACACTCTGGCTGGCCCATACAACATGGCCCTTCCGCAGGAAGTTCAGTGGCTTAACAACGTAATTAACGACATGAAGCGGGGAAATATCGAATACATGGTCGTTAGGAACGGAGACTTTTGCGATATTCAGCGCAAGGGAATGATCGTAACAATCCGATGAATAACACTCTAGTTCTGATGCTAACAATTATTTGCATAGGCATAATGATTGAAACGTATAAACCAAGATGAAATTTGAAAACATTGCCATAGCTGAGATAAATGGAGAACAATGGGAAATTGGATATGGACACACAGGAGTCACAAATGGAAAAATCAACGATGGGCTATGCACATACAAAACAAGGCGCATCACAATCAATCGTGGATGCACTTGCAGTCTCTTGTCTGTGTTGGCCCATGAGCTTCTACATGCACGAGTTCCTGACCTCAAAGAAGATACAGTTGATGAGTACGGAGAATTACTCAGTCAAGCATATGATCTGTTTTCCCAACGAACTGCCGGACATGGACGAGGAGGCTCCGTGGTATGAAACAGACGATGAATAGCGTGGATTACTTTGAGGAGTGGTACAACTCTGTAGGAGTGCGTACATTTAGCCGAGCAGTGGATCAACATCGTGACTATATGAGCGTGGCATTCCTGGCTGGATGGTATGCCCACGATAGGAACGATGCTTCTAAAGCCGAGCTTGTAGAACAGATTCGCCGACTAAAGGACGAGCTTAACTGCCGATTACCATGATCTTACAGAAACTATCAATAACTAATCAGAATCCCCCCGGTGGGTTCCGCTTTACTGTGCCTGAGAATGGATACCAGATGAGCGGATTCCACACGATGGCTGACCTATTAGGGGCTGTTAAGAGGCACTACGATGATAACAACATTCCCCTTCCAGATAACTGGCAGGACTTGGTAGAGAACCAGTTATGCCAGAAAATGCCAGCAGGGTGGTGTCATTACACTGATGGAACCCCCGCCCAAGGCATCACTCCTGTCCTTTCATTCGAAAACATCTTAAAGGGCATCACATCTCTGTCCAAAATGGCTATGGAGGCCGTTAAGGGGGAGGATGTGTATGTGGATCAGAATGAGGCTGAAAGAAGGGCTGACATCTGTTCTAGGTGCTACTATAATATGAATGCATCCTTTTGCATGGGGTGTGGAGGTGCTAGGGTTATTTTGGACTTGGTAGGAGAGGTAAGGGGCAGTAGGACAACAACTAAGGACTACATGCTTCAGAACTGCGGTGTATGTGGGTGCAGGAATGATGCCATCGTACATGTCAAGAAAAATATATTGCTCTCTGGCGAAAATTCCGATACTACTAACAAGCGTCCCAACTGGTGCTGGCTTAAAAATGACAGCTTAGATGAGGCGCAATCCCAACTACATCTTTAATGAGTACACAGCCATACGGACTAAACGATCCAGAACCAGATGAGGCTCCTCCTAAAACGAGGATAGATGATGCTAGTTCTGCTCGTTCGATGCTCTATACTCTGGTTGATGACGATCAGATAGCTTCATATCGCAGGGCTCAGATCCAAGGAATTATTGATGGCAATGCTCCGTTTAACGAGCAACAGCTTCGTGAGATGGGTCAGTCAGACCGCATTAACGTGAATTGGGGTCATGCAGAGGCAAAGGTGGAGAATGCAGTTATCCCTTACTTTGACATCCTCACCTCCGTTGGGAACTATGCCACCATTAAGACCCAGCATGGGCCAGATATGGGCAAGAGGGAGGAGTGGAGCAGAATCATCTCTGATGAGTTCCATAAGCTACTGGATAAGACCAATCCCAACTTCTTGGCTCAGCACCAGATCTGTCAGAAGCAATTAGTTATCCACGGACAGGCATGTATGTTCTGGGGGGATGGAATGGACTTTAGGGCTAAGGCCGTTGAGCCTTGGCAGTTGGTAGTTCCCAAGGGTGCTAGTGTGGATTGGAATGAATGGGAGTTTTGCTACGTGCTGGACGACATCTACACTGAGGAGCTCTATCGTTATATTGATGACGAGGAAGCCGCAGAGCGTGGTGGATGGGACGTAGAGGAGTGCAGGGATGCCATTATGCAGGCTCGTATCGACGAAGCTGATCAGCGTCGTCCTTGGGAGTGGTATCAGAAAGAGCTTAAGAACAATGCCCTATACTACTCTTATGCCAAGAGCAAGGTGATTAAGATCGCCCATATGTATGTCAGGGAGTATGACGGCAAGATCAGCCACTACGTATTTGACCGACTCAACTCTACTGAGTGGCTCTGTGCAAAGCAGTCCTGCTACAAGAACTTCAGCAACGCCTTCACAGTCTTTTTGAATGGCGTAGGAAACGGATATTATCATGGCGTAAGAGGCCTAGGGCAAAAAGTTTACAAGTATGCCGAGGCCATGAATCGCATCAACAATAGCCTTTGCGAAGGTGTTATTGTGGGCTCCGCCATCATGTTCCAGCCCCAGACTGCGGCTGATGCTGAGAAGCTTAAGACAGTCCAGATTGGGCCTTATCGCATTCTCCCTCCGGGGCTTCAGCTAACTCAGGTTAACGTCAGTGCTAACCTAAATGCCGCCATGCAAACGGCTCAGATGTTCCAGTCTCAGGAAAGTGATGAGATCGGATCATTCCTACCCACTGTTGCTGGTGGAAGAAAGAAGGGCAACAAGGAGGTTGAGGCTGAGATCGGAGAAAAGAGCAGGCTCACAAATACTCGTGCTGAGATTTATCTCCAAGCTCTGGACGTTCACTACCATGAGGTTTATCGTCGTGCATCTAACCCAAACATCGTTGAAGAGGATCAGGGAGGGCCACAGGCTCTCGCATTCCAAGACGCTTGCATGAGGCGTGGTGTTCCAGCGGCGGCATTGCTAGACATTGAGAGCGTTAAAGCCACCCGATCCATTGGTCAGGGAAGCTCTGCCGCTCGTATGCAGGCAATGAAGATGATCCAAGAATACTTGCCACAGCTACCAGAAAGCAATCGTAAGCGTGTTATTAACGCCAATATTGCCGCTATTGCCGGGCAGACCGGGGTGGAGACGTTTGGTATCCCAGAAGAAACCAAGCCAGAGGGTCAGGATCTTTCGATCTCATCCCTCGAAAACAATGCCTTTGCATCAGGTGGTCAGGTGCTTATCGACCCAGATCAGAACCATTTCGTCCATCTGCAAGTTCACATGCACTATGCTAATGACGTGGTGGAAGCCTTGCAGGGTCAGAGGCAAGATCCTCGTCAGGCCGCAGGAATCTTCCAAGGGCTTATTCCTCATGTGCTTACTCACCTCAAATATCTTGAGGAAGATCCTACACGCAAGGAGCAGTTTGATAGCATCAACCAGCAAGTCAGCGAGCTTATGAAGATTGCCGATCAGGTTAATCGCATGGCTCAAGACCTCCAGCAAAGGGATATGGAGCAGGCGCAACAACAGCAGGCTCAACAACCCCAAGATGCCAAGATGCTGGTTGCTCAGAACAAGATCATGCTTGATAGGGCTAAGTTCCAGAACGATGCTCAGATTAAGCAGGCCAAGGCTCAGCATCAGATGATGTTGCAGGATCAGCGTACGGCTCAAAGATTAACAGTTGACAAGATCAAGCTGGCTAGTAAGTATTCAAGCCTAGCACCCTAAACCAAACCAAAACATAAAATGCAAAACCAAAGCGGCGGGGCTAATGACCCTGCTACGATAGAGTCGCTACGCAATCGTGTGGCATCCCTCACCGCAGTGATATACTCTGCGATAAATGAAGACACCTCCTCGTTAGCATCACGCTACATGGATGAGAAAATGAAGAACATGGATATTGAGGATCGCTTCCTAGCTGGCAAGACAGAGGCTACGGAGCAGATCATCAGCCTTATCTACGAGAAATACTATCTGCTTAATCGCACTTTCCACGGAAAGGATTCAGACCAAGCCCTCACCTTTAAGAACTTGATTCATTCCATCAGGGATATTCAGCACGACGATTTGAACAATGTCTAAATGTCTAGTAATTGATCACGGCCTCTTTACGGCATTTGCCGTTAGGTTGGCTGAAGAGCATGACGTGAGGTACTTTGTGCCTTACTCTGATCGCTCATTCCCAATCCCCGGCCCTGCCTTCCTCGGAGAAGGACTTAAGGGCGTGGAAAGGGTGGGTAACTGGGAGGAAAACCTAGACGTGGACTTCGTAGTGATTCCCGATGTGGGGTTCATGTATTTAGCCGAGCATATCCGCTCTATGGGCATTCCTGTATGGGCGGCTGGCCTAGGCGAGAAGCTTGAAGTCCAGAGATGGAGGGCTAAAGAAACCATGAGGGAGCTTGGACTTCCTGTGGGTAAATGTGCTCTTGTCACTGGCATGCCTGCCCTACGTGAGTATCTGGAGCAAAATGATGACGTTTATGTGAAGATCTCTGGATTCAGAGGCGTTGCAGAAACATTCCATTCTCCTTCATGGGCTCACTCAGAGCAACGTGTAAATGAGCTATGGGACGCTCTAGGAGGCCTCTGTAATGTGTTTCCGTTCGTTATTGAGCATAAGGTGGAGTCTGTGGTTGAAGCTGGATACGATGGATATTGCATTGATGGTAAGTTCCCATCCACATGCTTGACTGGCGTGGAAGTGAAGGACTGCGGATACGTGGGAGCCGTTAGAGACTACGCAAAGCTATCTGAACCAGTGAAGGTGGTTAATGAACTGCTTACTCCATTCCTTAAAGAAGCGGGATACAAGCAGTTCTTCTCCACTGAGATCCGAGTCACGGAAGAAGGTACTCCATACCTTATCGACCTTACCACACGTTGCCCGGCTCCTCCGTCTGCCCTAGTCTGGGAAATGGTGGATAACGTGGGTGAAATCGTGGAAGCTGGTGCTAATGGCGTATTGGTTGATCCAGTATGGAGGGCTAAGTACGGAGCATTGGCTATCATCAAGTCTTCTTTTGCCGAGGAACGCTGGCTCCCAGTATCATGTGATCCAGAAGTGGAGAGGTGGATTAAGTGGCGTAATGCTTGCAAGGTGGAAGATATGACCTATATCGTCCCCACAACTGGAGTGAGGATGTGCGAGGTGGGAGATTGCATTGGCATGGGAGATACTATGGAGGAGGCAATCAAGAACTGCCAAGAACATGCCAAGGGCGTTAAAGGCCTCGACATCAAGGTTAATACCGACGCTCTCCCTGCCGCATTAAAAGAGATTGAAAACGCCGAGGAAAATGACATCATCTTCAGCGATGAAAAACTTCCCAAGCAAGCAGACCTACTAGACTAAACAACTATGACATTTACAGAATGGCGTTCAAACATTGAACTAGCCGAAGGACTTAGAAAGCTTCTTGAAGATCCCATTATGAAGATGGCTATTGATCTTCTTGAAAAGAACACTGCGGCATCCACACTTGGCAACGGATCTGGGCTTTTACAGCTATCAGACAAAGCCACAGTATTGTTTGGATATGATGCAGGCAGAGCCTCCCTTATTTATGACCTTAAGCAACTTGCTAGTGCAGTTGAGGAGCAGAAGGTATTTGAGCCCAACTACACCGAATAATTTATGAACACCAACACACCAGCACCAACAACCACAACGATGCCTGCCGACACAGTCATCGCAACCAGCCCCAACCTAGAGAAGCCATCCGACCTCTCGCAGTTGGAGAAACAGTTCAAGAATAAGCCCAAGCTTCCAGCTAAGACTGACTTCAAGAACCTTAAGGACATTCCAGATGCCGTGGGGACTCCTGCTCCTATCGGAGTGGATGTTGTTCCTGAGCAGAGCGTTAGCGACTTCCTTAGCGCAATGGAGGATAAGAAAAACACTGGCCCGGTAGAAGACCCGGTAGAGATTGAGAAACCAGAGGATAAACCAGAATCTAGCTCATCCTTTGACCTGTCCGACATTGATCTTTCCAAAGATCCTGAGCCTGCATCTGAAGAGAAGCCTAAGGGCAAGAAGAGCAAGGATGACAACTTTGCAGAGCTTCGCCGCAAGGCTGAATCAGCAGAGCTTGAGATCAAGACTCGTGACGAGAAGCTTACTGAGTACCAGAACAGGGTGGATGCATTGGAGCAAGAGCTTGAGCGTACTGCTTTTGAGCGTAGTCCCAAGTTCAAGGAGAAGTTCCAAGCCCCTTATGAGGCGGCTGTTCAGGATGCAGTGCAATTCGCAAAGGACTATGCAGAAGATGGATCTCTTGCGGAAAAGGCTCTTAGTCTTAAGGGCAAGGAGCGCATTGAGTTCATTGATGAGCACATCCCATCTGGTGCGGCGGCGGCGGCATTCCTCACCAAGATTGAGAGTGCAGACAAAGCTCGCAACAGCCTAGAGGGAGCCTTAACTGATTTCCGTGCCACGGCCCATAAGATCAATATGGATGAGGCGGCTAAGTACGAGCAGACTCAAGCCAACATTCTTAAAACCTATGATCGTGTGACTGGTCACATTGCCCAGAAGCTCGACTACTTCAAGAAGGGTGATGACGAGGATCACAACTCAAAGGTGGATGCTCGCCTGAGTGCGGTTAAGAACATCCTTCTTGGAACAGCTTCCGAGAATGAGATGGCCTTTACTCCGTTCCTTGCAGTTATTGCAAAGGATGCAGTTGAGGAGAATGCCAAGCTGAAGGCTGAGATTGCCAAGTATAAGGCTCGTGTAAGCAAGGATGCCGCTATTAGCCCTGCGCCAAAGCGTGGAACATCCGACATTAACGAGGTTACTGGCAAGCCCAAGGGAGCAATGGATTCTATCCGCTCCTACTTCCGCTAATCCATGTCCGTCCAGACGTATGGTCTGGATCTAAGCAAATACCCTAAGGTGTCTCAACTTGAGGTTGAGCTCCTTATGGTTGCTGAGAAAGATCCTTCCAAGTTCTCAGGTATGTCTAGGGATAGGCATATCAAGCACGTTATCCAGTTAATCTGGCCTGACGTGATAAGAAGCTGGAATGATTGGAATGAGATGGCTTTATGGGCATGGACTAACTACAACGAGATAGGGGTGACTGGATGTGCCAGTGCAGGCAAGACATTCACCTTTACCCTCCTCTCTATTGTGGAGTATCTGGCTCGGCCCATGGCAACCAGAGTGGCTCTGACTTCAGCCACAGTTAAGTCATTGCGTGGACGTGTGTGGGCGGAGGCTATGCGCTTCATTCGCCCTGTAAGCCCTTTATTCGGTCTTAACGTGGTGGACTCCCAGACCAAGATCCAGTTCCAGAAAGGAGACGATAGATCGGCTATTATGGCTCTTGCCGTGGAAAGTGGATCTATTGAGAAGGCCGTTGGAACATTGCAGGGGGTGCACTTACCCAGAATGATAATCATGGTGGACGAGGCCGCACAAACCAACCCTGCTATCTTCTCGGCTCGTGCAAACTTGGCAGTGGGTACGGACTTCTACCATTTCATTGCCATTGCCAACGCTTCCAGCCAATTCGACTCTCATGGATTATTCTGTGAGCCACGCATGGGGTGGAACAGCATCCAAGATGACGATGAGCATTGGGAGACAAAGTCTGGTATATGCGTGAGATTCGATGGACTCAAGAGCCCAAACATCAAGGCTGGCAAAACCATCTACCCCTATCTATTTGGAATTGACAACGTCAACACCATCCGCTCAGTATTCGGCGAAGGTAGCCTTGAGTGGAATAGTTACTGCCGAGGCATGTGGTCTAAGTCTGGTGCTAAAAATACCATCTTGGATCAAGCAACCATCAATGAGGGCGGGGCTAGGGATAAAGTAATTTGGACAGGTGGGGACTTGGTTCAGATTGCCGCCTTAGACCCCGCCTTCACTACTGATGGCGATGATTGCATCATAAGGTTTGCAACGATGGGCAAGGCCGTGGATGGCGAGATGATGCTATCCCTAGGAGACATCATCCGCATTCAACTCATGGAGAGTGATAACTATCCGCTGGCATATCAAGTGGCTGATCAGACCATACAGGAACTTGTCAAGCGCAATATCGACCCCGAGAACTTTGCTATTGACGCAACTGGTGCAGGAGCCGCAATAGCAGACATCATCCAGCAAAGATGGAAGAACGGATTTAGGAGGGTTAGCTTTGGTGGATCTCCATCGGACACCCCGATAAGCATGGAGGACTCTCGCTCTGCGAGGGAAATCTACGCCAATCGTGTGAGCCAACTATGGGGGCAAATCAGGACAATTATCATGGCAGGGAGATTGCGTGGTCTGGATGATCTCACTGCTAGGGAGCTATGTGCTCGTATCTACACGCTTCGTAATGAGAAGACCTTGCTGGAATCGAAGAAGGATTTGAAGAAACGCACGAAGGGAGGATCTCCAGACAGAGCCGATGCCTTAAGCCTTCTAGTTTATCTCTTCGTCAACAACAATGGATTGGGCAATGCCGTTGGGTATGGTGGAGAGGACGATCCAGAATGGGAGAATTTTATTCTTGATAACGATTTGGAATCCGACTACTCGTGATTGTTGCGAGGCACAACCTCCTCGCACAACAACATGGAAAACACCAAGAAGTATTGCGACATGCTTGTCTGCAATTCATGCGGAGAGGAGAACGAGTTCATCGTCACTCTTCTAGGACAAGAAGCTAGTATCGAACCAAGTCAATGCCCTAATTGCGGCATTGAGATCGAAGGGGAAATTCAAGAGCCTGTGAGGGCATACTAAAATGGAAAAAGTCAAATTGGTGCGTAATGCACCTCATCAAAAATATCACACCAAGAGCGGAGAAGAAGTGCCCGGAGGCTCCACGATTTGCAAGATCGGTGAATCTCCAGAGGCTCTCATTGCATGGGCATGGAAGCTCGGAACGGAGGGCAAGGACTATCGCAAGGAGCGTGATCGTGCCGCCGACATCGGCACAATCGCTCACTTCATGTGCGAGGCATTCCTAAATGGATTTGTCTGCGATCTCTCGGACTACGAGCAGGACAAGATCGACAAGGCCTTGGGATGCTATTCCAAGTTCCTAGAATGGTGGGATGGAGAGGGGCTTGAGAAAGTCGCTACCGAGACTCAGCTTGTCCATGACGCATTGCGTTATGGGGGAACCATTGACCTTGTTGCCAAGAGGCCTAACGGAGATCACGTGCTGATCGACCTAAAGACCAGTAAGCGGATTAACGATCCGTACTGGAGGCAAGTGGCTGGCTATGCACAGCTATGGGATGAGAATCATGGACAACTCAACACCATGAGGATCAAGGATCATGCCATCGTCAGGATTGGCAAGGAGGAGGAGGGTGACTTCCAAGTGGTATGGAAGACCGAACTCCTTTACGACTGGCTCGTGTTCAAGAAGCAGTTAGAGCTTTATTGGGCAATGAAGGAGGCTAAGGAGGCCAAGCCAAAGCGTACACGCAAGAATAAGAATGACTAAGGCCACTCCATATTCGGAAGAGGCTGAGAAGGCCTTTTTGTCAAGCGTTATTCAGTGTGCCGGTATTCTCAATGAAGCCGCAGACTATGCAACGCCCAAGCTATTTCATCACCCTGCTCACAAGCGGATCTTTGAATCCGTTCTTGAGCTTTGGAAGGAAGGCAAGGATTGCGACCTCGTAACCCTTACCGAACATATGAACAACTCTGGAACGCTTGAGATGTGCGGAGGGGCGGCATTCTTATCCGAGTGCTTCATCTTCCCATGCGTTCCCTCCAACTGGAAGCAGTACCTAGACATACTTCGCCACAAGCACACTGCAAGGCTTGCCGTGAGTGCCGCCGAGAGGATCATTCAGTCTGCCAGCAATCCAGCAGAATCCGAGGATCTGTCCGAGATCGTGCAGAAGGCTCTTGTAGCCGTTGCCGCCGATGCGGAGAGCAAGGGGAGGATTGAGACAGTCAAGGAGGCCGCTCACAACCGCTTGTCAGTCTATGAGGAGATGGTGATGAACCGAGGCAAGCTCATGGGCATCACGACTGGCATTAAGCCTCTGGACGACATCACTGGTGGATTCCGTAATGGTCAGGTGATTGTGATTGGAGCCCCAACGAAGGGCGGTAAAACGGCTCTGGCCTTAAACATGGCAATGAGAGCCGCCTTCACGGATGTGCCAGTGGGCATCATATCGCTTGAGATGGGAAGCGGAGAGCTAACGGACAGGCTTGTGGCATCATGCTCTGGAGCCGACATCAGCGAACTATCCAAGAATCCCACAAAGGGACTCATGGACAAGATCAGGTGGGGCATTGGACAAGTCAGCAAGCTACCTATCTTCATTCGTGATGAGAGCAGTATCAATCCACTGCAACTGCGAGCCGCCGCTCGTCGCATGGTTGCCGTGCATGGCATCAAGCTTCTCGTCGTGGACTACATCCAGCTAATCGAACCGCTCAACCGCAAGGACAGCAGGGAACAGCAAGTGGCTGAATCATCACGCACGATAAAAATACTTGCAAAGGAACTAGGCATCCCTATCATCGCCCTTACCCAACTCAATGCAGATGGGGCATCACGTGAATCAAGGGGCATCGAACATGATTGTGACTTGTTCCTCAAGATCCAGCGAGATGAAGAAAATCCTTCCGATTGGTGGTTGAATATTGCCTTGTCAAGAGCAACCGCAACTGGAAGAATACCTCTCTCATTCCGATCCGAATACCTTCGGTTCGATGAGAGGAACTAAACAAAACAAAACACAACATGCCATACGACAATAAAAACAGCTTCGTGCTGTTCAGTAACAAGGGAACCAACCCCAAAGCCCCTAACTTCACTGGAACCTTCACCGACCTTAATGGCAAGGAGTGGGAGATCAGTGCTTGGAATAAGACCAGCAAGAACGGAAACCAGTTCCTTTCTGGCAAAGTGTCCGAGAAGCGTGAGCGTAAAGCCTACCCTTCCAAGCCAGCCCAGAACCAGTTTGAGGACGAGGACATCAACTTCTAACACTTATGACTGAGAAGAAATTCAAGAAGGTAGTAACCAACCCCAAGACTGGCAAGAAGAAGACTGTTAGGTATGGGGCAAAGGGCTACAGCATCGCTCCCGGCACAAGCAAGGGAGATTCGTATTGTGCACGTTCTTATGGGCAGATGAAGAAGCATCCTGCCGCCGCAAAGGATAAGAACTCCCCCTTGCGCTTAAGCCGTGCTAAGTGGAAGTGCTCAGGCAAAAAATCACGTAAATCTTAATCTTGAGGGCATAGAGACGTAGGATGGCTACGTACTGGGTTCTCGGTACACCCATGTTGAACACCTCAACCCAACTAAAATGGCAATATTCGTAATCGCAGTCGGATTCTTCGGAATCGTCTTTAGCCTAGCATTAGGCGCATATATCCTCGCTGAATCAGTCAGAAAGAAGACTGAGAAGGCAATAGCCTTGTTCTACAGGGATCACCAAACTGATTGCGTTATGATGCTCAATCAAATCTCCCTAGTGGAAACCAAGAAGGAAATTGAGTTACAGAAGCAACGCAATGCAATCGCCTCAAATCTTTAATTCAATCATGGACGAAGAAGACTTGGTGAACAACCTCCGTGCGGAAATAGACCTCATGCTTTCCACGTTTAAGAAGATTGAGGAATACAACACTCTCGGTAAAACAAAGCAGATAGCAGACCTAGTCAGACCAATCCTAACAACCTATAAACGATGATCGTAACAGACAACCCCATTGAATTCACCCTCCCCTTCGCCGCAGATGCAGACCGAGTTATTGACTCGGAAAACAGGGAGATCTGCCAAGTTAGCTCCGTGTGCTCGCCAGAAGAGGCTCTCCGCATTGCAAAGCTGTTTGCAAGCTCTTATCAGGCCTTCACGCTTTTAGCTGGAGTTAGAGCTTTTATCTACGTGTCCACCAAGGATGCAGAGGGATTTATGCACGGATCACCAGATGAGGATAAGGAGGCTTGTATTCTCTGCGCCATTGACGAGTTCCTCGACTCCGTATTCAACGAGCCTAAGAAGCCATCAGCCATCATTACTGAGTGAGCGAAAAGGTAGAATACTCCAAGCTGTCTCCACGCATGTTATCCATGCAAAAGAAGATTGATGCTTCTTCTGAAGGCCGAACCCGGCCTCCATCACAGCAATACAGGGATAACTGGAGCCTTATCTTCTGTAAGAAGAGGAAGAAATAAGATGCCAGCACACAAGAACTACGTCCCGCATAACGAAATTCTACACATTGAAACCCGCAGATCTCAGGATGATTGGGATGATTATCTTAACAACCTCTCTAAGATCGTTGGCGAAGCCTGTGATAAGTGGCTAGCAAGCCGTGGCATTGAACCGATGCCTTTCATCCAGATCCCGATAAGAGATCCTAACAAGGGCAAGGAATAATTCTGGTCGCCCTAACAAGTTAGGCTCTGGTCGCCCTAACAAGTTCGGCGGAAAAGCGAGGCGAGGCGAAGCCGAGCCGATGCAGTAAAAAAGGGGAGCCCGGCGTTAGCCGGACTCCCCTGTGCATTTTACTTATACTTATCAGACCAGTAAGCAATGAGAACCGAACATATCAAAGCAATGATTGCTTCGACGAGTGTTTGGCGATTCTTCATTCTCCCATGTAGTCAGGGATGCCTGATAGTTGAGCGTCTATGATCTCCTGCTCGTCAGGATATAGCGTGAAGTCTTCTTCGATTACTCCACGCTGATGATCGGCTTGCTCTGCCGATAGGATCGTTGTAGGCCTTTCATACGGACTACGATAGCCGTAGTTGTTTGAATAGGTTTGATAGGTCTTGCCGATACTGCGAGATGCGAATCCAAGCTGATGACTTGTAGCATCCTTGTGCTTCCATTCTGAAAGCTCAGGATCAGACAACTCGTTAGCGTTGAACTCCATCCATGTCCATTTATCAATAGGATAAGCCTGTACGCCTTTAGCGTTCCATGCATCTGCTATTGCCTCCACGATGGCCTTGTTCGTACCAAAGATCCAACGCCCTTTGCTAGTAATGCCTGCATAGAGCGAAGCTCTATCATCTACGGCAACTACCATCTTACCTTGTGGATTCAGAGCCAAGAATGCGGCATAACCAGTTATGTGGTTAAGTGCCTCCTTACGCTGAAGCATAGGAGTGTGATCTGCCATACAGATGAGAAGATGCTCAGAGTCACAACTAACCGAGTCGTGATCCTTTGACTTCTGACCTGCCCAGTTAACAACTCCGTTATGCGCAAGCGTCCAACCTTTACGGCGAAACGGATGCACATTCTGAAGATTGACACCGCATGTGGCAGTACGACCATGAACTATTATATGCTTGTTATTTACATACGATCCTTCCTGAGAAGTGCGATAACTGGTTGAGAATGCGGAAGCGGCGTTCCCGGCTCTGCGATACAGATTAGTAAGCGAATCCATGTTCTCGAACTCTGACGGCTGGACGAACTTGGCACGAAGCCCAGTTGATCCTGATTGTGCATAGCCGAAGCCATCCTTTTCTGAGCGAATGATGACTTCATGAGCGGCCTGCAGTGCTAAGTCTGCGGCTTGTTTGCTAAGTGGCTGATCTTTGGACGATGTCCATCCTGCTAATTTACACATATGATTAGTTTCCTGTTATCCAATTTGTTACGGGTTGAGCGATACCTAGCGAATTTCCGCTGATATCAATGGTGGCTGGGCGACTGACTGGCTGACGAGTGCGATAGCATCGGCAAGTGCGACCTGACTGCTCCCATGCAGTGAGGAATGCCTCGCAAGCTTGCTTATCTACTGACGGAGTGGAAGCCGTACGCAACTTCTTACGCATAGTCTTAAGAGCGTAGCACAGACCCTCTGGAGCATTGCGAGATGCCCAAGAGAAGAACTGAGGCCATGCAAGATGCGCCGTGTCCATCGTGATAGGATAAGGCGTATCGTTCGGAGTGCAGTTGAATGCCTCTGACCACTTGGCAATAGCCTGCATGAGCTTTGCTCTACCAAGCCACTCTTCTGGTTTGTTAGTCGTACCCCATACACGCATCTCTACAGTGCCAGTGCGATGCCATGTGTTGGCTGTGACTGCGGCCTGTTTGTGACCGATGGCACGATCAAACGTCTGTTCCGTACCGCTCACAGGAGCCCACGTATGATTACGCCTGACACCGCTGACAAGCCAGCGAGTCCAGGACAAGTGATAACGCAATGCGTCAAACACACGCTTACCAGTGGCGTAGTCATACTTGCAGTTGATGTGGATGTGACCACCATTACGGCGATGTCCACCAAGCCGAGTGACTAATCCGCAGACGATCTTGGCACGGACAGGATCAATGTGGAACTGAGTCTCACGCTGACCTCCGCCATCTCTGGAGAAGTTAAGCTTGTTGCTCTGCTTCCAGTAACCGCCCGTGTTAGATGCACCACGAGATAGTTTGACGATCTTGTGATAGTCCATTTCCTCCGCTTCAAGCTCACCAGAGCATGCATACAGAGGCAACTGATCATGTAGAGGCTTCACACCTTTATCATGATATGGAGGATTGTAGCTGAAGAAACGCTTGGCATAACTTCCAATGTATATCTGGATGTCCTTCTTGCCCTTTCCAGCTATCATTGTTGCAATCTGGTTGCGATCTAAGCTCATGATGTAGTCATCGAAGTGACTCATAAGCTTGATGAACTTACGATACTTTCGAATCTTACTCACGCTTTTGGCAACATTGAAGAACTCAAGCATTGCCTTCTTGCGCATCTCCTGACTGATATACGGCTTGCTTTGATTCTCTTCCAAGCGATCCCATGCTTTTCGTAAGATGTTTTCTTCTAAAAAAGTCATCATACCTATGATTCTTAATCCCGGCATGCGATGCGTTAGCATCATGTCAAGGTATGCTGATACGAATGCAGGAGAACGATGTTGAGACATTCCTGCGATTGCTTTGCTGTCTATCTTTTTATCCATACTGCGATTGGTACAGTTAACGAGCGACCAACTCGGTTTTTATGTGTGTGTACTAACTGAGAAGCATGTAGGCGATCATTATCATCCACGCTTCAACAAAGATGATAGTGATGATGTTCAGAAAGAGAAGCTTGAAATTGTAGTTCATGCTTCCTCCTGTTTGACGATGCGACCTGATTCCAGATCTACTACGTAGTTATCTGCTACCCACTCTTGATGAGCGAGAGCGTCTTCGGTGTTTATGTAATCGGACATAATATTTAATGTTGGTTGTGTGCTCACGCACGAGTTTACTAACGTAAAAAAAATAAATCTAACTAGAGCCGATTTCCTCTATCACTCACGCCGTCTAACGTAATCTGTCAAGAGGAAGCTCTCAATCTAATCTCTGGCCGCTCCCTAGCGTGTCCTTCGATTATCAGCGTCGATAGCTGGAAGCCACTCTACCGCAATGGCTCGATTTTCTCGTTTTTCGAGGGAGGATCTCGTCTGGATTCACTCCAGATGGGCAGGGACTTATTAGTCCCCCGTCGTGCTTTGTGCCAAGGCTATACGCAAGGTTTGGGTTCGGCCTTCCTCCCCCCATGGCGACGGTGATTTGCTGTCTCACCCAGTTGAGCTGGACGTTGCTTTCTTCGGGATTCGGAACGTCGTTACCTCCCATCGCCGATCTGGCTAGGTGGGCTACTTTTTTCCTCATCACAGATAGGCGTAAGCCGTGAGGAAAAAATAGAACTCCGACGACAGTAGGCATGGGCTAAGGTAACAGTGACGATAATCCCGCAAGCAACGACAGATCACAGGGAGACGCAAAAGAATAGCCATGCATGGGGAGAAGAGCCAACGGAACCCACTTGCTTAGCCTGCACAAGCACAAGACGGAACCCTGCCCAATCTAGTGAAGAAAGACAAGAGATCCAGAAAAACAGAAAGAGAGTTAGATTGCGAAGTGGCGAAGCTATAGCTGGAATACAGACACGCAGGAAGGCAAGGAGATAGAGAGAGCTGTAACGCAGACAGAACTGCGTGCCACAACTCTGGCAACGCCAGCTACTTACATCATGCTCAAGGCGACGAAGGAGCTAGAGCCAAAGGATTGACATCGTGTAACTCATATGACAGAATCGCTAAATTCAAATGGCTAGCCCACTAACAATCGACAAAGAAGAAGTAAGAGCTACCTACCTCGCTACAGGTAATCTAAAAGAGACAGCTCGCCTGCATGGCATGAAATATACCACAGTAAGACAGTGGGCAAATCGCTACCATTGGGAGACTGCAACCAATGCCGAAAAGTTACGCAGAAAAGCAGATGCTATCGTAGAGATCAAAAGAGAGAATGCACATAAGGATGTAACTCCTGTAACACGTTCTAGTGATGCATTGGCACTCGCTTTGAATTCCCACGCTTCTACATTCAGAACCAACATGGCCTCATCTCTAGCTCGCTCTAGCGAAGCCCTAGCTGAGATGGATGGCTTTACAGCACTGGATAACTCTAGGAGGATGGTTGATCTAGCTACAGCGGCAGGGAAGATATTCCCGGATATGGCTGATGAGAGTGGTAGGTTACAGGTGAACATACTTGGCTTAGGAGCGGAAGCGTTATGGGCTGGCGTTAGCCAGCCTAGCCATTAGACAATGACTGGCTTTAGCCAGCTATTGATTAAGCGGAGCTAGGCCGATAGGCCAGTGAGTTATCTAGTAAGCAAGATGGTTAGTGTCCCGGCACTAAGCAGATTGCACGACGATAACGAGCGGTAGCGAAGCGTAGGTAAGGGCTTGCGTAGCAAGGAATCTATTATTTGGGGAGAAAGGGACTGACGTGCACCGGGTGTTTGCCCCAAAGTGTTCTAGCCTATTTTGAAGAATCCTCCCTAATAAAATTTTCCATAAAACCCCTGTGACACTATCCTTATTCCCTCGTTTCCATCAATTTGCGACAAAAGCGAACTAAGGAAACGAATAGTGAGATAAGACAACTTTATCTGGGGTGAATAGAGACTCTGGAAACAAGAAACGAACAATGAGATAAGACTCCCTTAACTGAAGGGAATAGAGATTCTGTTATGACTTGCGTTTAGGTTTGGCTTTGGGAATGGGTGGATTGGCTCTTCCGAAGAGGGATAGCTTTCTGACATTCTCAGGCAAGTCTTTGACAAACACTCTTAGCCTCATGGAGTATTCTGGATCTAGGTGTTGGACTAGATGAGAGCAATCTTCTCCGTTGAGAGCTAGTTGGGAAGCTTCTTTGAAGATTGATTGTTGATTTATGAGGTGAGAGTTTTGGTTGAGCATAGAATTGTTGTAAATTTATGTATGACTATGAGTTTGATGTAAAGGAAAGTGGGTTTTGTTTACATCAAGAGCTAAGCCGTTCGCTGGAGCTCACGGAGAATCTCATCCTGCTCCCAAAAAGAAAAGAAGGAAATGATTAAAAGTAAGAAAAGAAAAAGACATAAGAAGCCCTAGGCGAGACTAGAGCTTCTGCACTCCCTCGGCTTCAAGTATGACCTATGGAGCCTTATCTGCTGGGTGGATTGGAGTGAGAGGAATGGCACAGCCCCTAGGAATCGAACCTAGCGCAGATGGATTTGGAGTCCTTCTCGCCTAACCTTGGAACATGGGACTGCTCATTCTCAAATTAAGAACAGGCGGCAATTCCTGTTCTCTTGACCTTCACGAGTGACCCGCCCGGAGCGATCTTCAGTCGTTACACCGATTCTGTTTTCCAGAATCAGCTTGCATGATTGGGCAGGAGTGTGTAATTGTCAAGCCTTCAATATGGCAACCAGTAAAAAGTCAAAAGTGAATGCGGCTGGTAACTATACCAAGCCGACGATGAGGAAGCAGTTGTTTAACAAGATCAAGTCTGGGGGAAAAGGTGGAAAGCCGGGGCAGTGGTCTGCTAGGAAGGCCCAGATGTTGGCTAGGTATAGGAAGTAATGAAGATTCTCCCCAATGGGATTGCAGTATTGGAGGGAGACACTCATATCTCTTCGTGGGTGGAATCGTCAGGGAGATTGGATCACGACGAGTATGCCATTCCTATCATTCTTGAGCACATTAACGAGGGAGATGTTGTGGTGGATGCCGGGGCTTTTATAGGCGACCACACTATTGCTTATCTGAATAAGGTTGGGGAATCTGGCACAGTGATTGCATTTGAGCCAAACCCTAAAGCATTTCAGTGCCTTGTTCACAACTGCCCCGATGCCAAAGCATTCAACTACGGACTCTGTAGCCACGGAGGAGAGGCTTTCTTGGAGACTTGTGAGAACGTGGGCGCTAGTTCTATTGGAGAGAGTGGCGAGGCTATAAAGCTTATGTGCTTGGATGAATTGAATCTTGATAGATTGGATTTTATCAAGCTGGATGTGGAGGGATATGAGCTAAAGGCTTTGCAGGGAGCGAAGGGGCTGATTGAGAGATTCCGCCCCAAGATGTGGATAGAGATCAATTATTATGCCTTAAAGAAGCAGGGTGTTGAGTCAAAGGACATTATGATATTTATGTACGATCATGGATATGATGTTACTTGCTATCCAGATCCAGATGGGATGCAGTATGACATCCTTTGTGTTCCAAAATGAATGTAGATATTTTTATCCGCTCCTATCACGGAGATTTTCAGTGGCTCAATTATTGCTTACGTTCTCTGAAGAAGTATGCAAAAGGATTTGGCAAGATTCATTTATGTATTCCGTCAGGAGATCTGGACATGCTTCCAAAGGGAAGCGAGGAGGTGCATCTGGTTAATAGATGGGGCGATGATTATATCGGGCAACAGAATGACAAGCTCCATTGCGACTTATATTGTCCCTCAAATTATATCTTGTGCTTGGACTCTGATTGCCTGCTTACTAGGGAAATAACTCCAGATGACTTGTTTGATAATGGAAAACCAATCTGGTTATACGAGGCTGTTCCAGAAGAACACACTCCTTGGTATCCTGTAGTGCAGGAAGCTATTGGATGGAGGCCTGATTATGAGTTTATGCGCCGTCATCCATTTGTTTTTGACAGGAAGTGCTTGAGGGAGTTTAGGCAATTCATGTTTGGGTTGCATGGCGAGCCACTTGATTCATGGTTAAGGAAAAGGCCAAAGGCTAGATTCAGTGAGTTTAACTCTTATGGTGCATGGGCTTACAGAGAAAGGAATGATTGTTATAGCTGGAAGTTGCCTTCTGAAGTTCCAACATTCATCAACCAAGAATGGAGTTGGGGAGGATTAAAACCTGAGATAGTGGAGAAAATGGAGGATATTTTAAGAGATAAATAAAAAGCATGGCTTGATTATCAGCGTTAAGGTAAAGGGGAGACATGCCACGCAAAAAGAAAGAGCAGAGTCCTAATTACGGCCCTCAGTAGGATTTGCAAAGTGAGCAAACTCAGGCGGCTATGTCAGTGGTTAGTATGCGGATGCTGGCGGCAGAGTTCTTTGATGCTGGAGTGATTATCCTTACTAGGGAGGATGAGGGACAGACTCGTCTCATCCATACGAAGTTTGGCAACCAATTTGCAATCAGGGGGATGCTAGACACCTACATGGATGAGCATGTGTGTCCCGAACTTAACATTGACAATGGAGAGGATAGGGAAAGTTGGAAGGAATCTAGTTGACTAAAGCATTGGTTAGTGAGTAGATAAAGCCGATCATGGCATCTCTCACCTTTTCACAGGCCAAAACATTACTTGCGCCTTATATTTCGTCGATAGGTGCGACTGATCCTGTTGTAGCGAGTGCAATCAATTTTTGCAACGAGAGATTTATCACTTCTGGTCAGTGGAGGGGGAATAGATTTATTTATTCCTTCACCCCCCAGATTGATGGCGGAGGAAACTACTATATCGACACAGTTCCGGGGATTGAAAGCATCTTGAAATGCGTGGCTATTGATCCAACATATCTTACTGGTGAGATTGGAGACATCATGTCTGATTGGTTCCCTTGGATTGAGGGTGGACTTGGGTGGCTTCCAAACACGTATGTGGGAGACTTTCAGATTATCAGACAGGGCAACACGCCTGTTTCCCCGCTTCCCAGTGGCAATACTTCCGACACTCAGCGTTATAGGCTGATTGGGAAAGTGCCAGAGGATCGAACCATGTATTGTATTGTCAGGAGGGGATATGTGCCTCTCGTTAACGACACTGATCTTCTCATTCCATCCAACAGAAATGCATATCGGTATGGTGTGCAGGCGTATAACTACGAGAACATCAACGAGCTTGAGAGGGCGCAAGTCTATTGGGACTTGGCCTATCGTTGCTTGAACGAGGAAACAATTTCAATGGAGGATGGTGAACAGGCCGAAGTTGACATTCAAACCAAGGCATTCTCGCCTTCCTACATCCAAAACCTAATCTAATATGGGCGAAGACTTCGACTACTCGGAATTTCTACAGAACCTTCAGAATAAGTATTCTGGAGAAAGGCCCATGGACATTAACATTGGTCAGCTTTCTTACCAACCATCCCCCACCACTGATGAGTACGAGGCAAAGGGATTTAACGCATCTTCCAGTGGCGTGGTTGGCAGGCCTAGTGCCCAGAATGCGGCTCAGAGTGGAATGGCTGGAATGAATGATTTGATGGATGCATACAAAGCCATCCACGAGATGACTACTGGAACTCGTGGCGTTCCCCTCCCCGGATCTACTGACATAAAACTACACTATGGTGCTGGAGGACAACAATACTATACGACTGATGTGTCCCCTAAAGAACATAGAGACATTAGCGGAAATATTGTGAAAGATGCACCAGAAGAAGGTTTTAAGATGCGCTCTGGAATTGATGGTGCTGGAAGCCAGTGGCAAGGGCCTCATAGCTGGGAGGAGGGATCTGATTATACTCGTGACGTGAGGAATGCTACCAATGCCGCCGCCGAAACTACTCTACCACAAATCAGAAAAGAACAAGAAGCTAGAGCCATTAAAATGGCATCTATGGGAATTGATGCTAAAACTAGAACAATGGAATGGAATAATTTAATGTATAATTACAAGCCAAATGGTTTGGTTACTGGTCGAAATCCAGAATATGGATATGGAGTTGGAGGCCCCGGAAAAGTAATGGGGCTCAATGAAATGAAGATTAAGTCAAAATCACTATTTGATCAATAACATGGCTACCGAAGGCATTCATCCAGTTTTCACAGTAGGCGGAGGAGGATCTCGTTACGGAGGGGCATTCCTAAACGTGACCGAAGCCCTCAACACCCAGCGTGAGGCATTCCGAGACACTCTCGCCATGCATCAGCAGATGCGTGAAAACGAACTGGAGAAGCTTAGGGAAGAAGCATCAGAGCGTGCCGCAAAGCGTCAAGACTTCCTTGAGGAGCTTAAGACCAGATCAGAAGCTCGCAGGCAAGGCCATGAAGAATGGATGGAAAAGAATGCCGCTCAGGTTAATGAGATGAGAGAGATTTCAGAGCAGGAAAAAGAGCGTCATAACCTAGAGCTAGAAAAACTTCGCCTCACGGCAGAAACAACTGCAAGAAATGCACAGGAAATGAAAGAGAGGCAGGAGCTTTCAAGGGCAAGTGCAATCGCAGGCATTGAATCACTTGATCCATCTAGCCCAAAGTATCCAGAGCTTAAGAAGGCTCTTATGGCTACTAAGGACTACAGGGATGCATTTGCTGGAACTGGTGCTGGTCTTGTAATGAAGGCTGAGAAGGAAAAAGACATGGAGCATCTTAACCATGTGAAGTGGTGGAACAAGTATGCTGGCGATCAGGGGGCAACCAACTTTAACTTCTATGCACTCCCCACTGATAAGAGTGGAAATATTGACTCCGAGAAAGCAGAAGAAACAATGTTTGAGCCTGCTCGTCAGGCGGCTCCAGCACTTTATGAGAAATTAACGGAGGAAGGCCAGAAGAAAGCTGATTTGCAACGCACGACTGTGGGCGTAAGGTTCCCATATGGCACTGAAAGGTTTGGCCCTACTAAAGACGTGATGGGATACGGAGGAGCATCTTCATCACCAACTCCGTCGCCAACTCAAACACCTAGCCCTAACCCAAAAGATCTGCTAAACAAGTTCTTGCCCAAACCAGCAAGCACTAATCCCTAAAGCAGATGGCCCTAGATTATTCCCAGATTCTTAGCGGAATCTCAGAGTTAAAGAAGAATAATGTCAAAGATGACGACATTTACGATCATCTTGCCGGTATTGATCCAGCTTTCAAGGCACTAAAAGACAATAAAGTGCCTTTTAACGAGGTAGTTGAACATCTAAAACAAACACAAGGAGGTGAAACAAACAATGAAGTCAAAAATCAGCCAAAAGCCAACGAGGATCGCAATGCGGGACGAAAAGCCGACCAACAAGTCGATGCTGAGCGTCGAGAAGCCAACGTACAAAGTCCCCTGCAACTGCGGCCCCAAGACCAGCAAGTCAGTGGAGGGAATGACAACGCCAGTAAGCGGGAAGGGAACGGCGATACCATTCAACTGAGTGCTATTGCACCAACGGAAAAAGGAGGTGAGTTAGATGGCGGCAAAGAAAAAGATGCCCAAGCAAAAGATGGAGATGGAGGCCAAGGGAAAGAAGATGGGAAAGGGCTACAAATCCAAGGAGATGCGGGGAAGCAAGCGCAAGTAAGTGGTGAATCGGGGGCAGTTCCACCCTCCCCCGCTATTCAGCACATTGCAAAAAACAATCTCCCTATAACGGCAGGCGTTATAGAGGAGCTACAGAAGGCCGTAAGGGAGCCTGCTCAGGCCGCTATTGCAGTAGGGTCTGAATTAGTTGAGCAAGGTGTACCTATGCTGGCGGCAACAAAGGCTGGAGCCGCAGTTGGAGAAGCCGCAAGCGTACCACTCACCCCCCTTGGGGGAGCCGCCGCTGGAATTGCGACTGGAGCAGTGGTTCAGCCTCTCACTTCTGCACTTGTTAAAGGATCTGAGGATCTACTTGGCATTAAAGACCCGATTGAGAAGGCTCAAAAAGAGTTCCCAACGCTTACTAAAGCCGCAAATGTGGCAGTAATGGCTCCATTTGCCTATCAATCGCTCAAGAATCTTGGATCTCAGTTCTTCAATACGATGGATGAGCAAGGTGCATTGCAGGCGGCAATGGATGTGGCTAAGAAAATTGGCGTTGCAACAGGTGTGGGAACGCCAATCATGGCGGCAACACAATATGCAACACAGGCGGCTGAATATTGGGGAAAACTGACCAAAGAAAAGCCAGAAGTTAAGCTTAGCGATCTCCCAGAAATGGCTCTCATGTCTGCAATCATGCAGGGATACAAAGAAGCCAAAGGGAAAGCCCCCAATCTTGAGGGAATTGAGGGCGAAAAGACCATAAATATACCAGCGGCACAAGAAGGTGGAGAAGAAAGGCTCGACCATGCGGCTTTTAATGCAAATGACCAAACATTCACTGGTGAGAACCACGATGAGGCATTGGAAAAAGCCAAGGACGCTGGCCAGATTGACGAAGATTTCTACAACAAGCACAAGGGCAACAAGAACAACGTGCAAAGAAACGCCCCAGAGTTTGGCTACACAACGAACAAGGGAAGGTTTGTAAGCCGAAGAGAGGGGTATGAGATTGCCCAAAATGCCAACCAACTCAACACCGATAAGTTTTTATTTGCAGATAAGGATGGCGTTGACCTTCACTCGCATGAAGTGGATTTGGACTTGTCCGAAAATCAACCCGGCAATAGCGGAATATCAAACAGAATAAAGTCAAACCCAAGCATAATTGCTCTTGCCGCAAGGGCTCCTAGGTCAACTGACCCTAGGGAACAGACTGCATGGGGAAGAATGATCCAGAAGTTTGACCTATTCCAAGATGACCTAAGGGCAATGGGATTCAGAGGGGTTGCTGAGAACATTAGGGATGTTGGTGCAGAAGGCTTTTACAGGGTAAAGGAAGCCACAACGATGCTCATGGACACTCTTCAAGGAAGGAATGTGTCCAAGCTCAGGGATGCAGGGGTTTTCGAGGAAGCGACTGCCCATGCACAGGCAAAAAGGGCTATTGAACCTTGGGTGAACACTATCATCTCCGAGGTGTTTCCAGACAAGTACAAGGTATCGGAACTTGGAAAGAAAGAGGTGGCTGATGCAGACTGGAATTTGATGGTGGCTGAAAGGGAGCTTAACAGGATCGTAAAGTATGGTAAAAAGAAGGGGGAATCAGACCCTATCAAGCTTGCAGAATATGGAAAGGCAGTAGCAGATCAGCAAAAGATCGTTGATGACCTTGCCAAAACCTCCGAAGAAGTTAAAGAAAAACACGATAGGATTAAACCAACTATCGACATCATTGTTAAGGACAACATCCTTGGCGGAGCCGACGCAATCCAAAACCAGATTAGCGACAAAACCGCTGAGTTGCATGACCTTCAGCAAAAGTTTGACGAAGGGACTGCTCCGAAGGGAACAAAGGGGGAAATCAAGGCTCTAAAGGAAAACATTGATGATCTAAACGAGGCACTGGAAGAAATCAAAAAAGTGCATGACTTGGATCAATATTCCAAAGACGTTGAGGCGGCTAAAGGAACCGACATTGAACAGGACATTGAAAGATGGAAGAAGATTGTTCACCCAGAAATGGATGAACTTTACAGAAAGGCAAACAACACAACCAGCTTGCCACCCACCGAGCGTGGACGTGTGTTTGGTGCTCGTATCAACCTTCTTTCTAAAAACGATGCCAGCAAGTTCCTAGCTTCTGAACGTGAGGATGGGCCATATAAGTCCGTTATTGCAACGGAATACCGCAATCCTGACATTAAGCAGGATATGCTGTCCAAGAAAGCCGCATTCAACGCAGATTACTCAACTGACGTGGAGGCTATTCTTAAGAATTCTTTTGGAACACGTTACAACGAAGGAACCAAGCTTGATTTCTACAAAGCACTTCTGAAAAATGGAGTTGCAGTGATGCCAGAGAAAGGGGAGAGGGTGGAGGAACTTAAAGGAAAGCCAACAGCCATGATGGACATTGAGGATTGGCCTGAGTTTGACCCAAAGACAGGAAAGGTGACTAGGTCTAAAAAGTACATGTACATACAAAGGGATTTGGTTTCTCAGGTTAAACAAATCCTAGACACTACTGAGCATCCAGAGGCAAACCCTCTTTTTTCTGGATTCAACGCAATTCAGCTGGCGGCCCCAACAGATGCCATCGTCCACTCAAAAAACCTTCTTTCCATTGTAACCTCTGCGCTGGGCAGGGACTCTGCAACAGCAGATGTCATAAATAAGATTCCATTCTTAAATACAAAGAATGCAATCCAAGAAATTTACTCTGTTCTTAAGGAAATCGAGGCAGACACCCCCAAAATAAGAAAAGAAAAGGCAGAAATAGCAAGGATGTCTGGATTGCGGCCTCATTTTGATCAAGGAGGAATAATGAAGCTCCTTTCAAAGCCACAGCACGACTTCCTTTACTACACAGACATGGCATCTCGCATTATTATGAATCGCAGATACCAGAATCTTGTTGATCGTGGACTGGTTGAAAACTCCGCTGAGGCAAAAATAGATTTCATCAACCAGATTGGTGAATATAACCGAAGGATGATGAGCAGGCTTGAATCAAACATGAGGGATTTTGGCATGTCCCCATTCGTTGTTGCAGGAAGAGCAATGAATAGGTTTTCAAGAAGGCTTGTGCTTATGAGCCCCGGATTCAAGCCAAAGGACGCAGAGGCTCAGTTAAAGGCTAGGTTATACCAAGCCAGCGGCCTTGCAATGGCTACTCTTGTTCCAGCATTAGTGAACATGATTACTACTGGTCATTTCTGGGGCAGGCCGGGAACTCCTATTGGAGCAATCGACTTTGGGTCTAACTTTGACACATCTGACGACAAGCATAGGGTGTTGGACTTCTATCAGTTGATGAATATGCGTAGAGGCTTTAGACAGCTTGGATTTGATGCCGCATTCAATGGCTGGAGAAATGGAGATTCATTCGCCAACATCTTCAACAACATCAAGGAGGATGCCAAGACTGTTTCAATGCATCCATTTGTTGGCCCTGCCGCTGGATTCACATACGCATCTCTTACTGGTCAAAGGCTAGACCTTAGATCTGGCTTCCAGAATGTGTATCTTACCAGAAAGATTGAAGGGCCTGCTGGCCTTTTGGAAAATGCACGAGTTGCATTAAAACAACAGAACCAGTTTGTGTATGACCTAGGAGTTGGTGCGGCTATTGAGAAAGGAATGGAGATGTATGGCATACCAAAACCAGTTGGAGGAGATGAGTCTGAAACACTTAGGGATCTTGGAATACCCCAGCACGTTCCCATCTTTAGGCAACTTTACAACATTGGAGCAACTGCCGCTGGAGCCGCAGGAGGAAAGCTGGTTGTCTCTCCAGCCATGAAGTTGTCTGCGCAGTTGGGAACAAAAGAGCAATATAATCCAGAGCAGGACATAAGGTTTGACTATCGCAAGAGGATCAACGAGCTCCATCGTGCAGGAAAAGAAGATGAAGCTAGGGCTCTTTATGCCGAAGGACTTGAAAAGAAGATACTAACCACGGCAGACAAGAAGGCTCTTAGCAATCAATACAAGCATCCTAACGTGTTGTTCCAGCGTGTAGAGAGGATGAAAGATCCATCTGACAGCATTAGCGTGTTTAGGGTTGCCACTCCAGAGGAGCAGGATAACATCGGGCCCCTCATCTGGAAGCGAATCTCTAACTCAACATCTATCCTAAAAGAGCAGAAGGACAAGCTTCATAACGAAATGAAGTCCTTTGCGAAAGAGGGCAGTGTATTGTATAAAACAATCCACTCCGAGTCAAAATAAGCATGGCTACCCAAAAACAACCAAGATTTCCCCACCCACCCCTTGAAACAGGAGTGGCTCAGTATCCTACGCCGCTTGTCCCAAATTACAACGACAAGAAGGGAGGATGGGGGTTTACTGACCAAGGTCATATCATACTTGTTGAGAAGGTAAGCATTGAGAAGGGAACATTCAACCCACAGCCCTTGGATGGTTCAGTAACATACACAGGAAGGGACGCAAATAAATGGCCTTCCAGCCTCTACCTAGTTGCTGAAAAGCCAACCGAGGATGGCGAGTTCTGCTACCGCTACTGGGCGAACTCTCGCACATATTCAAGTCAAAACCCTTGGAACTACAACATCTCTTATAGCTTTGACGATCCGGGGTATCCGATTTACTCCCGCACATACATCATTAAGCGCACTGACTATTCAGCGGTAGCCATCCTAGCTAAAGACCCGATATTCAATTCAATCGTCGATGGGGGATCTTATGCCTACATGGTTCAACAGGAGATGCAGGAGCTACCAGAGGATAATCCTCTTAGGTCTTTGTTTGTGGCTCACAAAGTGGTTTATGAAACATTGCCCGGATCTCCCAAGGGCAGTAATGAGAATAAGCCCGGTCTTATGGGCACTCAGGTGGTTAAGGATCAGTATGTGTTGCCTTCTGCTGTCCCAGACTCACTCACATTTAATAGCGGAGGAACATCAGTTCTTCAATCTGAGGTAGAGGCACTTTCATCAACAAAGTCTGAGTTAAAAACAGTTTCAACTACTGGCCCTTATGAACTTGCTGGACAAGCATTGGGTGAATTTGGACTCATCACAACAGATGAATCAATAGTTGGATATGGTAGCAATCTTCCAACTCCAACAAAGAATACCGTTAAGTTAGATAAAATCCCACTTGATTTAGCCAAATCAAAGTTAACCAATTCTTCGTATGACGATTTATCCATCCTTACTGGATATCAGTATGATGAAAATCTGAATCTTTTCATTACCAATACGAAAGAACTTATTGATGCTGGAACTGTATCACCTACTTATGATAACGGCCTTATATCCTCTCGTGACGAGCCTGTAGATAAATGGAAAACCATAAGAATACAAAGTAAAATCAGCGCATTGCCAGCAAATAGAACGGAATATAAAACCGCTTCTTATGCAAGCCCTAATCTTTTGTATGGATTTAATGTAAGTTTGTTTAATTTTCCAGACGGGCAATTGCAATACAATGTTACTCCAGTAATGAGGGCGGAGCGCAGTTATCAAACCGTGCAGCAGTTTGAAACCACTTATGCATATGGGACTCCAGATCCAACCGCTCCAACAGACACATTATTTGATCCACTATCAGTTCATGTCGTGTATAATGGATTTTTTGCTAGGTTTGATATCCCAAACTGCATAACTGATTCAGATGGAAGTAATTTTTATATTCATTTTGACACTGGCATTAACACTCCAGCGGCGGCATACTATGGGCCGATTAATGAAACTTACTATGTTCCTTCCACTACAAATAATGGAAATCCATTCACGGCAACCGATTACACGGGGCTAGTTGGAACTTATCAAAAGGTTTCTTATGAGCTGGAATACTGGAAGGCTAACATTTGGAGGAAGGTAGTCACATCAGTTCTCATAAAATAATGGATGAAGAGATCTCATTCAAGGGGTTCGGGCCAATAAATTCCTCTAATCCAACCTTTGCTGGAGGATTTGGCAGAGGCGGGTCATTTGCTCCGCTTGCACGTCAAGAGGTGAAGTTCCCACCAAGGGAAAATTGGACGGCGCGAGCAATTTCCAATATTCCATTTGACGCAAACATCTCTGTAATTTCCCCATCTACGGCAACAGTAACCATAACTCCGGGAACCGTTAGCGGAATTTTGCCAGCAAACATCTTATCTCCAATTTCAATAAGCCTTTCTTCCACGACCTACATTTCACTTGCTTGCACGGCATCAAATAATGTGGTTACAGGGGTGACAGTTGTAGCGTCCAGCACTCCATTTGTGGGTCAAACTCCCACATCTGGAATTGCGGCATCTTCATTTTCCATACCAGCAGTTGTAATAATTAATTTTCAATCTTACAATCTATTGGCAAAAAATTGGGTATCGGCGGTTCCCGTAGTGGCATTTATCACATATTCTGGCCCTACCAACACTCCCACTCCTTCCTATATCTGGAGCTGGTAATATGAGTTCAGTGGCTTATAGTTTCGATGGGAATGATGCTACTGGCACGACAATTATTACCCTTGACCCCCTTTCCTATACTTTTACAAATAGCATAGAGTATTACACAGCAAATGAACAATCAACGCATTTAGATAATTCTAACAATGTGGTCACAGATAATAGTGGGTTAACTTTTTTAAGTTCTGCCGTCACGTCATCTTCCACTTATGACAACACGCAATATTCTACCACAGTTTCAGATACATATGCTGGTACTGGTCAGCGTCCATTTACGCCTCTCACAATTATTGGAACATTTTTGAATATAGATTCTGGCTATACTGGGCCAATTTCTGATCTTGTATCAACAAGTAGTGTTTCTTATGGAACTTCAACGTATTATAATAACACATTTGCTACGGAAAGTTTTTGGATTGATTCTTTATCAACCTCTTCACAAATTACTACCATCACTGATTATTCATATGACACTTATTTTACATATACCACATATTATGGAATAGATCATACTGCATTAAATTATAATTATAAAATGGGCAATCATCGCCTAACGGACATAGGATATGATTCCGCAAGCATGGAAGGAAGGAATACAGATCTTTCACTCGTTGTTCCGGTGGAAATGTCTGTAAGGTGGAATTCTGCATCTTTTATTTCTGAGATTTCTTCTAGTTCAAGTAGTTATTCAACTGGGACTCACGAAGACACTTTGTATTCTTATACTTATTTTTCAATATATTCCCCATATATAGGAAGCTCCACAAGTGATTCAAGTCAGGTTGATGGTGATTCTAGTATATATAATAATTTCACAAACACTAATGCCGCTAATGTGACTGCTGGAGAATATATCACTTGGACAACAAATGATAATTTAGGTGGCTTTGTAAAATTGGGACAATCTTCTAATAGCACATACAATGGCTTTACTTTTGGGCATGATGATCCACTATGGGTAGATGATAATGTGATTGGAGGCGCACTCGTTGGGGTTTATAGGGTTTCTCCTAGATGCCCTGCACTTATTCCAGCCACAGTAGCTCAATCTCCATTTGGATATATTCTTAATAATGCTTGGGCGGCATCTTGGGGAATTTACCAAATAGATGGTGTCTCACAAACTCAAATTGTTAATTATGACATTAGTGCTGGTCAAACCTTTGGAAGGCCAGTAAGTACCTCTTTTGTGAATAGTTATGGAAGCCAAACATTTGATACATGGTCAGTTCAACAAAATAGTTTGCCAGCCATATTTAATGGTTCAGATAGTGCTACTGTAACTGTCTCTGGAGTATTTGGCTTTACAAGCTATACAACTGGTTCTGCATCTTCAAGCCATAGCACTTGTTCATACTTTTCTAATGGCTCCCCCATCACATTAACTGGTGCTGATTTTATTGAGGTGGGTCAGGATGGATTAGTTGCCAACACTGGTGGGGCTGGTTGGATATGATTTCAATAGTTACCGCTGCTACCAAGTCGTATTTGTATTGCTGGCCTCAGTTGATCCGAGCCATTGCCACGGCTGGTTCACACCATAATGATTGCCACTTTATTTTTGCAACCGACAAAAGCGAAGAGAGTAAGGAAGCTGAAAACTTTGCAAAGGGGCATCTTCCAGAAGGGTGGAAAGTAACTGCTATTCGCCTTCCGATAACCGAAGATGCAAAAGATTACAAGGAGTCAGCGCAAATCAGAATTGCTCAACTTCAAGGAGCCGCATTTGAGTTTGCAAGAAGGATTAAATCAGACCTTTGTTGGTCAGTAGAAAGCGACACCATCCCGACTGCTAATTCCCTTAGAGTTCTGGAATGGACTCTTCAAATGCCCGATGCAGATGGTCAGAGCTATTACGACATAGCCGCCGCCACTTATCAGAATGGATTGTTCTTGGGAGGATTTGGAACCCCTCAGAACGCAATAGCTGAGGACTTCCTGCCCCATGAGAGGAAGCTAAAACCTAGGATCAAGCTAGTGCATGACAAATGCAAGGAAAGGATTGATGCGGCATCACACATGATCCACAAGGACTTCACACACGACCAAGAGAAGAGAAAGGCCATTCTTGATAAGGAAGGCAATAGAATGGCTAGGATTAGAGAAAGGATCAAGAAGTCATGCCCTCCAGATGGTAATATCTGGGAGGTTAATGCCAAGCATGGATGGAGGCGTAGGGGGTGGATGGACTTTGCTTATCCCGGCATTGGCGAGGGGGCTATTGTTCCATCCGACTGGTGCGGATTAGGTTGTACTCTGCTTTCCAAGAAAGCTCTTCAGCTTGCAGACTTCAATGGATATGAAGGGAAGGGAACGCAGGATCTATTCCTGTGCTGGCATAGGTGGCATCCAGCAGGGCTTAAAATTGCCTGTATCCCCCATTGCCCATGCGATCACATCAAGAAGCAATCAGATGGCAAGATTGTTCATTATAGGTCATTCCACGAACAAGTTGGAGAGTGCAAAGGGCATCTTAGAGTGAAGGCACAGCCTTTTATTTCCCTTTGACATAACAAGCCCCTTATAGTAAAAAGGGCGCAACGAAAATGATTGTAGCGATTGCATACCACGATGGTGACGTAGAGTTGATGAAGCGTTGGGCTAAGCGTGTTAAACAGCTTGGGCCTTACATGAATCACGAGATTGTAATTGCACCCATCCGTGGAGTTACCACGGAAGACATTGAGATGCCTCTGTCTAATTGCTTTAGGAAGGTACATGTTTTGCCATGCACTCACTCTGAACGTGGCTGGCCTGTAAGTTGCAATAGAGCATTTCAAGCTATTGCTTGGCATGCCATTCTAAATACAAGACAGCCATTTCTATTCATGGAGCCAGATGCTATTCCTCTTTGTGAGGGGTGGATAGATAAAATTGAGGCTGAGTACAGGCAGTGTCAGCGTCCATTTATGGGAGATTTTGTGGAACTTTCTAAAAGCGAAATCCCCGGAGGCATTGATCATATGAGCGGAATAGCTGTGTATGATTGCAACCTGTCTATAACTGCCCCTAGGTTGTTTAACTGCTCAAATGGGGTGGATGAATATGCTTGGGATGTATGGGCGGCATCAGACATTGTCCCTAAAATGCATAAGACCAAGCTTATCCAGCATGACTGGAGAGGAACTGGAGACAAACCGCATCAGTGGAGAAAAAATAATGTTGATCCCTCTTTCGTAAATGATGGTGCTGTGGTATATCATCCCGATAAGCGAGGCGTATTGCTTAATGATGGTCTTGCTGGAGAGGGAACTAGAGCGGAGGGAGAACCTTCGACGGGTGCGCCTGTGAGCGATTCCTCATTTGAACATCCTTCTCCAGCCCTGACTAAGGGGACTGAAGAATCAGAGGAACAGGCACTTCAAAATGCCCTTAACGTAGTATCCTTCTACCATAAACTAGATGCAAAATTCAAAAGAAAAGTCACGAAAGGGCTCATCGAAAGAGGCCTCATTGCCAAAACCAAGAGTTCCAAGCAGTCTCGAAAGAAAGTTCGACGTTCTGTGGGAGTCGATCAAGGGGCAGGAATTAGTAACTGAGCATAGGTTTCACCCTACTAGGAAGTGGAGAGCCGACTATGCCCACATGGGCAAGATGGTTCTCATTGAGATTGAGGGTGGAGCATGGGGAGGAAGGCACGTTAGAGGTGCTGGATTCATTAAAGACTCAGAGAAATACTTAGAGGCAAACCTCCTTGGGTGGAGGATTATCCGACTCACGTACAATTTAATTACCACAGAAAATTTACAAAGAATTAAAAAATACATTGACGAATTACCATCGTCTGATGTAGGGCATTGAATCAGCGTATCTGGGGTCGCTTCCAGAAATGATGGCGTAGGAGGATTCGCCTCTCCAAACAAACAAACAGGATAAGCATCCGCTTATCCACCAAACCCCTTATTCTTTAATCATCATGGCTTCTATTACCTGTTCTACAGTTAATGACATTTTCGAGCGCGAAACCGCTCGTTTCAATGTCGATATTTGGGAGCGTTACTCCGTTGACGGCCCTTGGGGTCGTCTCGTCCGTGTGGGCAAGTTCCCCCTCGGCATGGGTACGACTCTCTCCGAACTCACAGTTGAGCGTGTGCTCTCCGGTGGGTTTGAAAACAACTGGGCAAACGTCTCGACCTCTTCTGGTCTTGGACAACCCAACAACACCGCTGGTTGCGTTCCTAGCCCTACGAACCTTGCGTTCGGACAGACTGTTCGCACTTGGCAGTTGCAGACCCAGAGCTACCAGACCCCTTGCATCTGCTTGGACGATCTGAAGACTTCCTTCCAGATTGAGAGTCAGGTTGGCAAGACTGTTGATCAACTCACCCAGTTGACCAAGACTGTTCTGGATAACCGCCGCCGCTCGGAGTATCTCCGTGTTGCTGGCAAGATCGTTGCTGGTGATGTTACTCAGACTGTTTATACGTCTGCTACCATCAATGGCACGACCATCCCTAACGCTCTGTATAACAGCAATACCAACACCGCAATCCCCGCCCCAACCGCTAAGCTCTCGCAGGATCTCCTTGATGTTCTGCGTGTTCAGCTTATCCGTGATGGTGCAGGACACAATGCGCTTGGTAAGGAAAATGGCGTTCCTGTTCTCGGTCTGATCACCAGTCCTGAGACAAGCCGTGACCTCCTCCGCAATAATGCTGATCTCCGTCAGGACATCCGCTATGCCACCCCTAGCGAGCTTATCGCTCCTCTCGGTGTCGAGCGTTCGTTCGCTGGATACTATCACATGATTGATCTGGAGCTTCCTCGCTTCGTGTTCAGCAACAACAACTGGGTACAGGTTTATCCCTACATCCAGAATCAAACGACCAATGGCTATACTTGGGAAGTTAACCCCAACTATAACACTGCGCCGTTCGAAGTTTCGTACATCTTCCACGCCGATGTGTACGAGGAGAGCGTTCAGCAGGTCGGCCCAAACATCCCCGGTGCTCCGTTCGATGATTATCCGTACTACTATTCTGGCCAATTTTTCTGGCTGAATATCCGTGATACCACGAACAACCCATTGGGCAAGATCGGTCGCTGGTTGGCAATCTTCCAGAGCGGAAGCCGCCCAATCGCTCCTTATTTGGGTCGTGCCGTGATTCACCGCAGATGCCCATATGACGTGAGCTTCGTGGGTTGCTCCTACTCCTAAGAGATAGTTAATCAAAGATAGCCCCACTGGAGAAATCTGGTGGGGCTTTTCTTTTTCCCTTGACGATGTTTAGTATAAGCATTAACACTACGGACTATGGCACTCATTTTCACTGTTCCCAAAGATTACAATGTTCCGTCAGGCGTTAAAGAGGGCGTAGAGTTCTCTGATATTGCCACATTTAAGTTCGACGGCAATGACATGATGCTCTTGACTGTCGGAGATGAGAAAACCCCTATTCTTAGCCGCCACGTTAAGGAAGATGAGGAGTCTAAGCCAAAGGGTGCAAAGCAGGCCGTTAAGGAACAGCTTGCCGCTATGGAGGATAAGAAAGGATCTGCCGAGATGGAGGATTCTGGAGAGGATTACGCAGAAGGCGGTAAAGAGGAATAGTCTATGGCGGGCTACGATTTTTATCAGCCAGTCGTAGCAAACCCCAACGATGGGGAAAACATCACGCTTTGTAAGATCCTTGATGGGATTGCGGCATTAAGCCCTGCGGCTAACAACATCCTTTTGCCATATACAAGGGTTAGCACAGCAAGCACAAATGCAATAACTGTTAAGGCGTCTGCTGGAAATGTTTATAACTTTATTGCTACAAATGTATCGAATCAGACAAAGTATGTGAAGTTTTACGATTTGGCTACTACTCCAGATCCAACAACAAATTCCCCAGATTACATTATTCCCTTGCAGAATGGTCAGACCATCACACTAGCATTAGGAGTTTCTCCCTTTATTTTCCATAATGGAATTAGCTTTGCAATCGTCACATCGGCTTCTGCTGGTGGGGCAGTTGGCGCAGGAGATGTTGTGCTAAGCATTAGCTGGGCATAAATTGATTGCACAAATTAACAATACATAATATACAAACTATATGAGCTTTCCTTCTGTTTATAATCCATCTATTTCAAATCCGGCAGACCAAGAAAATATCACGCTTTGCAAGATTCTTGATTCTGTTAGTGGCGTTGGATACGACTACGAGCTTTCCAACTATGTTGCCGCTGATAAGCCTCAGACTATTGTAATCAAAAATGGAGATGAGGTTCTTAAAACCATCACCATCTCTTACGATGGTTCAAGCAACATTACCTCTATCGTCCGTAGCTAATGGCTCTTACAGATAACATTTTAGCCTATTGGAACCTAAATGATGATGGTTCCGGGGGAGTCAGTCTTGTTGACTCAACAGGCAATGGTTACACGCTTACTAACAATAATGAGGTCACCTTGGGGACTGGCATTATTGATGGATGTGCAGTTCTAAATGGATCAGATTATCTTTCATCGTTAAATATACCAATAACTTCAAGCACATTTAGTTATTCTGGTTGGATTTATCCTACTGATTTAAGTTATGATAGAATTATATTCTCTGGCGATAGTGTTGGAGATTTAATGATTGGAATTGTTACTGGTGGTGGAACAACTACTCCATATTTAGGAGTTGGAAGAAATGCAGTAGCATGGGACTACCTTTCAAATGCACAAATTGTCGTTAATCAATGGCAATATGTAACTGTTACAGATGATGGAACTTCAGTATCATTATACATTAACGGAAATTATGTTGGAGGTGGAGCATCCTCATCGTACGCAATAACCGCAACTGCATCTTTAGGTTATCAATATAATAGTGCTTTTAATGTAAATTTCTTTGGTAGTCTTGATGAAACAGGACTTTGGAATCGTGCATTATCTCCAACGGAAATATCTAATCTTTTTTATGGAGGAGATGGAAACACATATCCATTTACAAACCCTCTTCCTGTACCACTTACCGTTGGATGTAAAGCCTACTGGAACCTCAATAACGATGGATCTGGAGGTGTTTCATTACTTGATTCAACTGGTAATGGAAATACGCTTACCAACAATGGTGGAATTTCTTTAGGAACTGGAATTATTGGAGGAGATGCGGTTGGAAATGGTTCTGGATGGTTATCAACTAATTCACCAATTGATTTTTCTAATGATTTTACAGTTAATTTTTGGGTTGATGGTAAAGCATATGGAATACAAAATTTTGCAGGACAAGGAGGAGTTGGACTTGCTATTGATTGGGAGCCAACCAGTACAGGCAGGGGATTGTATTTAGCATTGTCAGAAGTAGCAATTTTACTTTCATATCCAGCAGAAGATTTAACTGGATGGCAAATGGCAACTGTTACTAGATCGGGAGATTTGGTTTCTTTTTATGTTAATGGTTCTTTTGCTACATCTTCAAATGGAATAACAAATAATTTTACTTCAAATTATGGAATTTTAGCTGGAAATACTGGATTTTCTGCTGGCCCAAATAATGGAATTGGAATGGATGAAGTTGGAATTTGGAGCCGTGCATTGTCTCCAACAGAAGTAAGCAATCTTTACAATGGTGGAGCAGGATTAACTTATCCATTCACAATTCTTTATTACAATAACGCTCAAGAAGATGGAGATTGGGGAAATCTTCTAAACTGGTGGCAGGATTCTGCATTTACTACTCAAGCAACTGCCCTTCCTACTTCTACTAACCCAGTTAATCTTTACAACCAAGTAACGCAAAACACACAAGGAGCCGATCAATGCTTCTGTGCATCTGCTTCTTTCTGGTCTGCTGACTTTGGTGCAGGACTTACGCTTCAATCAACTGGAGTGGTAAATATGCAGGGAACTTCAGTCATGGCTGGAACTACTACTGATAGTGTTTCCATGCATGATTCTTCACAGCTTTCCAATACTTCTGTGATTGATGGGAATGTGGTGATGCGTGATAGCTCTAGGGCATTTGGTTCTATACTTGGAAATGCCACAGTCTATTATGACACAGGGAATGGTCAGTATCCTATTGGTGGAACAGTAGGTGGATCAGTAACATATCTTGGATGGCCCGCTTTAAGCCCTCAATGGTTCAACGATCAAGTTACTGGTGGTGCTGATGATGGAGACTTTAGCAATCTCGCAAACTGGTGGGCTAACAACACATACACTACTAGACCATTAAATTCAGTAGGAACCCAAGCACTTCCAGATGCCTCTACAGATGTGTTTATTGCACCGAATACTGGAATTGTTGCCAATACTGGAACAGCAAATCCAACCATCAATAGCGTTACTGCTAATAATTCAAATATCCAAAACATCTCTATTACCGCAACCAATGGTTTCTTGTTCTCTGGAAATCAAGGAGTAGAAAATGCAGTCTTGTATGGTAATGTTGTTTTCCAAGACACGGCGTACAACGATCATGCCGTTATCCAAGGAAAGGCAACATACAAGTCTGCGGCATCCCTGCAATACTCATGGGGTCAAAACTCACTTGGAAATGTGAATGCTGGAATGTATAATGGATCAACCGCATTTGAGGTTAACATTCCAACTGGAAATTCAAATAAAGGATTCCTTTCTGCCTTGCTTGGTTTCCCTTGGTATATTAGGTTCTAAAAATTATGATCGCACTAACTTCACCCATCACTATCACTCCAAAGCCTGTTCACGGAAAGTCTATCCAGCCAACTACGCTTACCAGCATTGACTATAGCGTGAATTACGATAACTCACAGCAACAGGCCATTGCTCGTATCAAGGGGGTGAATGTGAATGTTGTCCTTTGGAACCAGCACACCACTCCTGCATATTCTTCTATCGGTCAGTTCTCGGATGACGACACGGACGCTCGCCTGTCCACCCTTCTTAATGTGAGTAAGGGAAACGCCGCTATTGAAGCCGCCATCCTAGCTCTGTATCCAGCCCCTGCTAAATCGGCATAGCCATGATGCACCATCTTGATACTGCCGCTACTGGAGCCATAGGGTTTACCGCACCTATTGCGGCGGCGGCTATCAGCCTAGACCCCATGCTCGACCTAGAGCTTCGTGTAGCAAGCATGATTATCGGTATCTTGGTGGGACTAGCCTCTTTTGCGAAACTTGCGTATGACCTATACGCAGATCACAAGAATAGGAATAAATGAATTTACAGGAGAAGCAGTTTTGGATGGGCGTATTTACGCTCATTTTTATTGCCATCGTTCTTGGTTTTCTCTGCGGATGCTCTCATCCTGCTTCACCGATTTCGGTGGCTTCTTCGGTTGATCGTCTCTCTGCTATTCAAGGCAATCTCTCTGCTGTGGATGGGAAGGCCGTAGTGGTTGAGGAGTATTTGAAGAGCCACTAAAAATTGGTGCTTGCAAGTTGCAAGCTGGTTGCATAGGTTTTGTGCCTATGAAAACCAAAACAACCGACACGGCTAGGACGGATGAGGCTTGCGAGGCCATGGGCTTAAAAGCCTTTGTAGTGCCAGTAGAAACCTCCCGCCAGCTAGAACGCGAACTGAATAAGAAAACCAACGAGGTCGCAAGGCTCCGTGAGCTTCTGGAAAAAGTCCTTTTTGAGCTAGAAAAAGTTCCATTCCAGACTCCGAAGCTAACCGCTTTCACAGCTCACAGACTTGCCGACAGGTATCGTGAAAAGCTCCACAACCAATAAGAACATCAACACCGCATTAAATAAGAATATGCACCCCGACACATCACCAACGCCAAGGACGGATGAAGCCAGACACATGGCCTTTGACGTTCATAACGGCGACTATAACGCTTATGTATATATATATACGGCGAACCATGGAGAAACTGATTCAGAGTTTCAAATTGCAAACAAGAGGGCATTGAAATTAGAAGCCGAGGTCGAAAGGTTTCGTGAGGCTCTTGAACTAATCGCCGCTCCCATGCGTCCAGATGGCACTTACAACCGCGACAGG